TTCTAGCAATACAATAAAGAAATACAAGAACCAGTGCAAATGTATTATCTGTTAAAGTATTAAAACTTCCAGACGGATTTTTTCCAAACTTCATACAAAGCTGACCATTAATATCAATAATTAATGAGTCACAAATCTGCTCAAAAAACCATTCTTGGGCAACTTTATAAGAAGAAGTTTTTTTTAGAGCCCTGTTACGTACACCATAAATGGCAGCTTGAACCTCAGAATTGAGGGAAGCCTCCATATGAGATGCATCCATACAGTGGAACTTTTTACTACCATTGCGAAGCAAAGCTTCACACATACGGTGCCAACCACCATACCAGGGGTTGGTACCCACGCCTACCCATGAATTGGGGGGGGGATTACGCAAAAGTTCATCATTCTGATTCTTGTAAAGCATAAAGCCAACTATGTGGGTGATAAAATCACCACACATAAATGTTCGGACTTTGCGTTTAGACGGATCAGGGTCATTTAATTTTTCAATAACGCGAATCTCACTTTTAGGGCTAGTTTGCCAAAATACCTCAGTGTATCTGACACCCTCATACTCAAAGTCAACCTTACCATCTAAAAATACACCATTTACAATCTTCTCAATAAGTTCGTATTGGCCACCTTCAGACTGAGGAGTGAGACACGCGCGTTTAGTTTGATATTTACCATTCAGATTCCACGGAAAACCGGGAGAAGCTGAAAGTTCAATCATGGAAACAGCCTCTTTAAAAGAGAGAACTGGAGCCACAAGAGTTGTATTAAAAATATGCTCAAAAGCTTCAATTGCTCGGGTCCAAGCTAGCTTATCAGGATTCCAAGTATATGATTTGCGAAACTTAGCAAAATCATTTTCAAGGTACTCTTTTTTAAGCATAGCTGGAAAATAACCACCAGGAATGTGGTAGTTTTTATCCTTTGCCATTTGAAGCAATTCAACATTAAATTTCGGTGGAGAACCCCCGAAAATGCCATTAGTTAATTTTTTATCAAAAGTCAACATGTTGTCGTCAACCCTAATGATTTCTACATTTTCGAGGTAAGGACGTTTTTTGGACGTCTACCACCTGGATTATTAACAATTTGCAATACTTGATTAGTGAAAGTCATTGCGCGATTTGAAGTAAGGCCGTAAGTTCCTTTATGCAAACCACCAACATGACCTGTGCGATTAATGACAAAAACACCAGCCGAAAAACCTTCAGATGAAGGAATATCATGAGTAAAATACCCATGCCCAACACGACCAACAGAACCTGTTGCCATCTGTGGGAGACCGGTCTTAAGATCAAGTCGACACAAAGTTATGACATCACCAGGACGAACACTTGCATGAGACGTAATTTTAAAAGTATTTCGAGAACGAATTTCATTTAAATCATCAGTTGAGATGTTTAATTCAAACCGCATAATATCCCGAATCTTACAATCATCATCACAAGTTTCATTACATTCATGACTATCTAAATGATCACAAAAAGAAACAGGATGTCGCTTGTTGGTAAAAGGATCAAAAAGAGATAAGTCTTCATCCTTAACGG